TCAGCTCGAATGCGAATTCCGGTCTCGCTTATGCGAGCGCGAGCCACGCCTCTTCGAACTCGTACACGAACTACGGTGGTCGGCTCGCCTTCCGCGGAAAATTCGTCATTATAGAATAGAGCGGAACTCGTGAGTTCGTAAAAAGCGTCAGAGGGAGAGCCGTGAGGCTGCTCCCTCTTTCTTTATTCTCGCGAAGCGAGTCGATTATAAATCATTCATGTAAAAAGACAGCGAAAAGTTTCTTTATATGTAAACTGTTTATTACCTTTGCAAAAGGAAATCAAGTTAATAATGGAAACGAGATTCAAAATAGTTTATACAGAAGAAGCTTATGAATTTATCCATTCTTTGCCGGAGAAGGTACAAGATAAAATCGCTTATAATATCTTCAAAAGTAGAGTTGTCATAGACAAAGAACTTTTTAAGAAATTGGAAGGTACGGATATTTGGGAGTTCAGAACGCTTTACAATGGCATCTGTTATCGGCTTTTGGCATTTTGGGATACAGAAGAGGACACTTTGGTAATTGCCACTCACGGCTTTATAAAGAAAACGCAGAAGACCCCATCAAAAGAAATTGATAAGGCAGAGAATATTAGAAAACAGTATTTTAACGATAAAAAGCAGAAGATATGAAACTTTACACTCATGAAGAAATGCTGGACAGCGTAATTGGGGTTAAAGGAACTCCAAGACGTGACGAATATGAAGCAAAGGTTGATGCGTTCTTGATTGGTGAGGCAATCAAACAAGCCCGTGAATCAAGAAACATCACTCAGGAACAGCTTGGCGAAATGATTGGAGTTAAGAAAGCGCAGATTTCTCGCATTGAGAAAGGAAGCAATCTTACCATACAGACAATCAGAAAAGTATTTCGTGCAATGGGAATGAGTATCAACCTTGAAATAGTAGGTTTAGGGAAATTCGCCATTTGATACATAAAGGCAGACAACCCCGCGCGCCGCTGTGTTCTTCGGTCTGGCAACAACTCGAATGCGAACTCCGGTCTCGCTTATGCGAACGCGAACAACGCATCTTCGAACTCGAACACGAACTACGGTGGTCGGCTCAAATTCTGATGGTTAACTAATCGGAGACTCTATACGCCTACGAGTTGGGCAATTATATTCTCCGAGGGGTTCGCGCCTCGGCAAAAGCATTATAATATATTATTTATGGAAAGCCGGAACATATCTTTAACCACAAGTGAGGAGGGTTTCATATCCTCCTCACGGGACCGGAAGGCGGTCTATGATGATACGGACAATTTTATAGGACTGACCGGGGGAACACTTTCGGTCAGTTATCCTTTATACAACCTCATCCCCGAAATAATAACGGAAGAAAACCTATTGTCGTCATTCAAGCGTGTGCTGTCAAACCTCAGCCAATCCTCTACCGAAGCAGAAAAAAGGAACTCGATTGTAATAGATGGAAAGAAGTACACAGCACGCCAAGTACGATATGTACTCAATCGAGATACCATACTTGCAAAAATGAAAGAACAGATAGGAAATGGAACTTTCCGAGTCAACACGCTAAAATCCTTTGAAACGAAAGACGGTCCTAAAATACGGACAGTCCAAGCCCCTGCTGTCTTTGAAAGGATGGGCAGTAATGCCATTATGGAAATCATAGAGGAAAAACTTACTCCCATTCTGATAGAGACAACTGCAGCTTCCATCAAGGGAAGAGGTCCGCAAGGCTTGTTTCATGCCATTCAAGCTGCAATGAAAGCAAATCCAAACCTAAAATACTTCTATCAATCAGATTATCAAGGTTACTATGACAATATCGTTCATAGCATATTGATAGACAAAATCAGAAAATACATCGCTGACCCGATTTTACTACCGATATTGGAGAATTTTGTCAAAGTTTTATATCCCGATGCAGATGCCGGTATCAGCAAGGGGCTTCGTTCCTCCCAGTTTTTCGGCAACCTGTATCTAAATGACCTTGACCATGCGATGATAGAACTGCACGGTGCGTCATATTATTTCCGTTTTTGTGATGACACCTTTATCCTCGGCGAGAGCAAAAAGGAGTTGTGGAGACTAAGGAATTGCCTACATGAAGAAAGTGCCAAACTTGGACTGACCATCAAGCCCAGCGAGAAAGTCGCCCCCATTTCATCCGGCATGGATGCTTTGGGTTATGTGAATTTCGGTGACTATTCCTTGCTAAGGAAACGGACGAAACAGAATGCCGCCAGGAATCTTGCCAAAGTCAAATCACGCAAAAGGAGGCAGGAAATCATAGGCTCATTCAAAGGTATGGCTTGCCATGCTGATTGCAAACATTTGTTTTATATACTTACAAACAAGAAAATGAAGAAATTTTCAGAAATGGGAGTTACATATACTCCTGCTGACGGAAAGAAACGCTTTCCCGGCAAAGTAATGAGATTGAGTGACATCGTAAATATACCTATTGAGATACATGATTTTGAAACGGGTATAGATACCAAAGAAGGAGAAGACCGTTATCTTGTATCTTTCCGCAATCCTGCAACACAAGAATGGGGAAAGTTCTTTACCGCTTCAGTTGAGATGAAAGGCATTCTTGACCAAATCAGCGATATTGAAGACGGTTTCCCATTTGAAACGGTTCTCAAATGCGAGGTTTTTGACGGAGGAAAGAGAAAATACAATTTTACCTGATGGTAAAAGGATAACATATCAATCCACTTGGATTCCGCTATTTTTGCCTGAAATCAAAACTCACAAAAATGGAAAAGATTTACGGCACAAAGCAGCGGCAGGATTGTCTTGTGCGTACAGGACGCTCCAAGTGGATATTGTTTTTTGGCTTTTGGAAAGACGATGAAAAGAGTGAAAGCGGTTGGGAATACAGGCATACATTCAACCGCAAGCCTACACTTTCCGAGGTCAAGGAGATTGTCGTGTCCGCTATAAACAAGACAACGGAGGAGAAGATTATAAACGGTTTTGTCTGGAACAAGAAGCCGATATACCTTTCTCCTGAGAACCAACTGAACTTTTCCGCCATAGAGCGAAGTGAAAACATCCCTTATCCGCTTACCCTAAAAATCAACGAGCAGGAAGATGGTACGCCCATCTATCATACTTTCGAGAATGCAGATGATTTTATTGCGTTCTCCCAATCAGTGTGTGCCTATGTGATAAAGACCGTTCAGGACGGATGGAGGGAAAAAGACAGTGTGGATTGGACTATGTTTAATTTAAAATAGCGATGACAATGAAAAAGTTTATTGATTGGCTCGGAATGAGCAACAGGTGGAAACACCTCATTGGAGGACTGATTATCGGCATTTTTGCATTCAGTTGGTTTACTGCAATGTATGCCGGAGTATTGGCAGCAACTGCATTGGAGTACAAAGACAAGGCGCATGGCAGCAAATGGGATTGGATTGATTTCGGTTTAACGATAGCCGGGGTTTGCTTGGGATGTTTAATTGGAGGAACTTTGACATGGAGCAATTAAGCACGAATATACAGGTTATCGGTTCTCTCATCACGTTAGTGATATTGCCCTTACTATTGATTAAAAGCAAGGCAAAAAAAGCAGATGCCGAGGCGGAAAAAACCGAGGCAGACAACATCACAGCTTATGCTGCGGAGTGGAAAGAATTGTACGAGAAGAAAGAAAAGCGGGTTGCCGAACTGGACGCAAAGATTGACCACCTTTATACTGAGATAACCAAATATCGCGACACTATCCGCGAACTAAGTGAAAAGAACAGCGAACTTGCCGTTCAGAATCAGGCACTGGAATTCCGAAAATGTAACAAACACGGTTGTGCAGACCGAATTCCGCCAAGCGAATACTAACCCTATAAATTACCAAGCATGAAGATATTGATTGACAACGGACATGGCAAGAATACTCTGGGAAAGCGCAGCCCTGACAGTAAGTTCAGAGAATACAGCTACGCACGAGAAATAGCAAAAAGCATCGAGGGAGAGTTGAAATTTTTGGGCATTGATGCGGAGCGCATTGTAACCGAAAGCGAAGACATACCCCTTGAAGAACGAGTAAGGCGTGTGAATGAGATTTGCGGACGTTTTGGCGCAGAGAATGTGGTGCTTGTTTCCATTCATTGCAATGCATCGAAAAACGGTGAATGGGGAAAGGCTCGTGGTTGGAGTGCCTACACAAGCAAAGGCAAAACCAAGAGCGATGAACTTGCCACCATGCTGTATGCCGAAGCGGAAAAGAATTTTGCCGGACTTACAATCCGTAAGGATTTATCGGACGGTGACCCTGACTGGGAAGAGGCTTTCTATATCCTACGCAAAACAAAATGCCCCGCCGTCCTTACGGAAAACTTTTTCATGGACAATGAACAGGATGTAGCTTACCTTACTTCAGACAAGGGGCGTGATGCTATTGTGCGAACTCACGTTGCAGCATTGATGGATTGGGATTACAAGTATGGAAAGGACTAAAAACATATTGTTGTGCGTGCTGTTGGTGCTGCTTATCGGCTCTGTTCTGTGGAACGGCGGCAGGGGTATCATCGGCGACAAAAGCGGAACGCCTGTGCCGGACACGATGAGGGTAACGATATTTGATACTATCGCTTACCACCAACCTGCCCCGAAAGAAGAAAAGCCGCTTGGTAGCATTACGGCAAAATTGCCTGTAAGCGTTCCTAAATTGCCAAAAAGCGTACAGAAATTTCCTGAAAAGCCCCAAATATTGCAGGATAGTGTACAAAATTTCTGCAAAAGCGTTCCCGATGATGAGGAAGTGAATTTCCTAAACAAAGACCATTTCGAGGATATGGGCGAAAAGATTTCAGCCGACAGTGTAGAGGTGCAGGTACCCATCACGCAAACCAAATATGAGGGCGACACCTATACAGCATACGTGAGCGGGTACAATGCAAGTCTTGACAGCCTGATATTACGTATGCCGCACGAAACCATGACCATAACCAAACGCCCGAAGACAAAGCGATGGAGCATCGGCATACAGGTGGGCTACGGGATGACTTTGAGAGGAACGCCACAGTTCGCCCCCTACGTTGGTGTAGGTATATCATATAATCTATTTAGTTTTTGAATATGGAAATAGTATTGACAATAAATAAAGAAACCGTGTATGAGGAAGTGGCAAAGACTACGGAATACACAGGGGCAAAGATGGACGATGAACATGCCTACGAGACCATTTCAACCACCGAAGAGGATAAATCCATCCTTGAACGCTTTTGGAACGAGTGCAAGAATATGGTTTGCAACAGTTTGAAAAAGGTACTTATATCGGAGGAAGAAACGAACGGTGAGTATTCTTTGACATTAGGTCTATCAACTGCATTCGATGACAGTCTGACTGCCAGTATGCAACGCAGCCTATTTTCATTCTTCGTGATGAACATTACGGCCAAATGGTACACATTTACCAACAAGAGTGAAGCAACCGGATATGCTTCGGAAGCCGCCACCTATTTGGAAGACATCATGCGCAAAGCGTTTTTCAAGAAAAAGCCAATGCGCCCTACATACGATACGAGTAACAATTAAATAAATGTATTATGGCAGAGAATAAAAAGACATTGACCGTCACGCAACAAGTTAAAGAACTTATCTATGACATTCAGAATAAGGCATACTTGACAGGACAGGCACGAGAGGCAGAAGGCAAAAAGACATACGAAGCTGCCTCGAACATGCAAGCAAGTGATGATGATGAGAACAGCTACCAAATCCGCCGTTCCTTGGCCAACGCTTTCTCGGCTTTGAAAAGTCTGCTCGGAGAGTATCTGTCGGAAGACAAAACCACGAGCGATAACCTAATTGCCGAACAGATTGACAATGACGGAGTGCTTGAACTTTCGTTTGAGCTGCCAAGCAACTACAACAACTCATCGGCAGACGCATTGGGAAACGGCATACATTCTTACCTTGTGGACATGGCTCTTGGAGATTGGTTCGCCATTACAAACAAGGAGGATGCAGAAACCTATATTTCCCATTCAGGAGTATCGTTAGAGAATGTGAAGCGTGCTTTGTATAAACGCAGTCGCCCTGAACGCCCTACATATAGTTGATAATGTATTGCTGTAGTGATAATCAGCGACAGACTAAATCTGTAACGCTGACATTCAAACGGTCGGAACTGATATATGATGCCGAGAACTATTCGTTTGTTGAGGGCGACATCATGAAAACAGACGATGTACACGCCCGGCATCAGGTATTCGACATCGGTCAGAAAGGAAATATCGACCGGGTAACAAGGGTACTGAATCTTGCCCATGCCGAATGTGTGGAAATGCTTTTTCCCTATACAAAAACGGAAATAGGCGAGACGCAAGAAAATTTCGATAATGTACTGACTGCTCCTGAAGCATACGATATTGTACTGAATTTGCCGGTTGGCTTTTCAATGACGACCGTGCAGTTGCTAAATCATCTGATACATGAATATCTTGTATGCAGAGTGCTTGCCGATTGGATGAGCATCACCAATCCAGGTAGTCAAGCGAATTGGGAGGGGAAATTCAAAGAACTGAAAAGCAAGATACAGACATCGCTTGTATCAAGGAAAGGCAAGATAAGACGGAAATGCAAGCCGTTTTAATAGACAAGAGCCGAGGTGCATCACGCATCACGGCTCTTTCTCCTTTATAAACAATCTGTTTTACCTGAAAACTATCGTACTTGGTTTGTCATACGCGGCTCGAACGCCACGGTACATCCGTATATGCTTTCCGCTTTATCAAAACGGCAGACAAGAGCAAGACGGTAGGCTTTATATGGTGTCCCCCGGAAGCCTCGCATATTTTTATCCACGCTGCTCCATACAACGTGCCAATGTATGAGGTCGTTTGAACCATACAGCACCTGCCGGATATGGGTCGAGTGGAACATACCACGCTGTATGATAGTATTTATAGTCTTGAACGAATCGGGTGCATCCATCTTGAACGGACGAGTAATAATTAGAGCTGTTATATTCTCAGCATTAGACTTGGAGAAATCGACCAATCTCGAACCTTCTGCCATGGCAAATGCTTCGGGATAGGAATTGACATTAGCCACAATATCGGAATACATCATACCCCACAATTTTGACTTCAAAGAGAAAACATAAGCATAACGCACTGCACTGTTATATACGATGATGTGTTGGTGGGTATAGTCATACACCATACGGCAACCTCGTAGAAATTCGTTGAACGGCAACAGCGTGATGTCTGCGAGTGTAATCTTTTCGCTTTCATCGGATTTTTCGTTGAAGATGTTTATCAACGCATCAGACTTAGGCAGGTCGGCAATGCTGAACAAATCCTCCGTATTCAGGATGTCGGATATACATTGTGTGGACGAGCCGCTGATGTGCATAATACCTCTATCGGTTGCAAACAGGACGGCAGTGTCAATCTGGGTAATGCTGTCGGGGTTAATGACCACATCACGAGTAATCGGTTGTTTGGCGGAGTATGTTCCTGTAACAGACACTTCCAACGCCCATACTCCTTCCGTAGTAAAGGCATAAAGAGGAAACTGTCCAAACTGACCTTCAGACAATGCTTTCACAGCAGCGCAAATGCCGAGAATAGTTCCTGTTCCAACCGTATTGATGCCGAGTACCGGAAAATGAAACGGGTTGTTCACTTCCGATGTATATATTTTGTTGGGCAAATCAATTATTCTTTCCGCCAATGGGCTTGTAGTAGGATAGCTGCTACTACCTTCTTTCGGATTTTCCCAACCGGCAAAATAGAAAGAACCATTGAGGAATTTATGTTGTTCCAACGTGACCTCATAATACATAGGAACGCCATAATGAGTTACAATGACTGCTTTATATGCGTTTATATTGGGATAGAACAAAAATAAGAAAGGAGGACTATAAAATGAAACCTGATATGATTCTCCACTAACCACAATGTCCCGGCCATCCTGCTTTATGTAAAAGTAAACGGTCGCCCCCATCGTCCCATCCATTTGAGTAGGTGGCATTCCATTCCAGATTGCGACATAACCATTGGTATATGGTATCATTGCCCCAATATTATATAAGTCATATAGTTCTTTCCTGATATTGGCAAGATTGAGCCTTGAGTTATACACAAATGAATAATTAGGCAACAATTTATCATGGCTATCATAATCGTCCGTCATAACCTCACGAGTGACAAGTGACTGCAAATAGTCTTCCTCAACAACCAATTTTGTCCGTGCCGTTGTAAGCTGCTCTACAGGAATACTCTCAAGTAAATAGAACTGTGATGTGGAGCGAATATCCTCTTTGACATCATCAATGCTCCTACGAGGAATCATCAAACGTCCGGCAGGATATGTCAATCCGTTCGGGTCAAAAGTAAAAGCATACAGTTTATTGAATGTATGACGCTGATAACGAAGAGGGTATTTTGAAGTTGATGCAGCCTGATTGGTATGCTTGCATACGCAATAAGAATTATAACTTTCTGATTGAGCAAACCGTGTGCATTTCCCGTTTTGGTCGTATGTATAAATCGGTTTTGAAACAAAAACATCTACCGAGCGAACAATATCTCTCCAATTCTTAATCATTTCAAGCCGTGAATTATGAATGACTGCATAGTCAAGGTCGTGTAGCATTCCGCATACACGCAGCTGTGCATCCGTATATTTCCCCTTTCCTGTTAGGTGCGTCCAAAAAACCTGCGGTGCGAGGTCAGATGAAGCAATCATCAGAATAGGGGCAGAATGCATTGTCAAAGTTCCATCGTATAGGCGATAGGCGTATCGGACAAAGAACGGGAAAAGGAATTTTCCTTTATTGGTTGACCTCTCTGCAATAAACTTGTTTACATGTGCAAGTACTTGGTCTGTTATTCGTGTTTTATTACTATCTGAAAATTCATTCCAAATACTACCTTCGTTAATGGCATCAAATGATATGGAGAACTCATCCGTGCGAACCATTTCCCCTTGCAAACCAAATGACAAAGGGCATTCGGGAATTTTAGTACCGAGGTACAAATACCCATCGTCATTTCCTTTCCATAGGAAATAATGCATACCATCTTCCGACAAAACGAGAAGTGTGTTTCCAATGGCATTTATTTGGTATATCTCCTTGAATGTACGAAGAGATACCTGTTCATGCTCATCTGTGCCGTCCCACCAACTAATCGCATTGTTTTTGAAGATGATGTAATGTTTTATGTTTGCCGTTTCATGGATATACATGACAGATGCCCCACTTTCAAGCCGGAACACCTCAGATGGTGGCAATATAGATTTAAGTGAACCATCTTCGGGAATAACGCCTATTGATGTTGCCAAATCTCCGTCCGGACATGCGTAGTCGGACGGATTGGCGGTATAACCATTGTATTTAATCTCTTTAATCATATCACAATATGTATTTAATTATAATCGGCAATGCTTTCCCGTAGTGTTGCAATTCTACAGGAGTCCCACAACACAACCGTACCTTTCCACTTCCTCCGCACCTTGTAATGATGTAACGGCAGAGTATCACGGATGAGGCTATACAATGATTCCCGTTTTTGTTGGAACGGAATACCATCCCCTCGTGCCTACCGACAACCGGCACACGGTGCTTGACATACAGATATATTTCACCCTGTCCGTCCATTATATCAATCACATCACCATGTGACAATTCCAATAACTTGGACACTCTGGCAGATATATTGATACGTCCATTGTCGTGAAAAGTAATATCAGCCTTTCGTGTATTTCCTAATATGCTTTTCATGTGGTCGTTCTATTTGATAGTAAACTTTGCCCTGCACTGTACGGCATACGGATACGGATAATTTGACACGCTGTGAAGCATTTAGTCCGTATGTATATAGAATTTGCCCGACAGACGGACAGAGTGTTTCAAAACCGATACAACGGTATTTCCCATTGTACTGAATATTGCACATTTGCGTAGGTTGCTCGATGCTTGGGTTTGTCATGAACCCGAAGCTGCTTGAATCCGTAATCTTGAACACGAATATACGAGCCTCATCGCCCTCATGGGCGTTGTCCTTCATATGGTTGAACAACGCCTTTGAGAGTGTTACAGAATTGTCGGCAGGGTCGGCAATGATGTAGAACCGGAACGACTGCCACCATTTTGTTATTTTATTAAATATCATAGTCCAAATATAGTATATGAATGATACCCGAATTGTTTAACTTTTAACTGCCGCTTCCAAACTGATTTTTCGGGAGCGGAACGAAACAGTTTCGATATACCGGAATGACAGAGTTGTTTCAATTTCATCCCGATGCCGCTCAGCTGCTTCTTTTGTAGCGAAGATGTAGGAACAAATTTCTTGTTTCGTTGTACCTCTTGTTGCTATAATATTTGCATAATACTTTCGTCCGAGTAAAAATGCCATAATTTCCTTTAATACTGTTGAGTTCATGATTGTAATGTTTTAAATTTTAGATATTGAAGTATATGCGAGACAACGGCTACAGTCCAGCCATTACCAAGCATTTTGTATTGCTGCGTTTCACTACATTGCCATTTATACCAGTCAGGAATGGTTTGCAGCCTTGCACATTCGGTCGGTTTAAGACGCCGGATGCGATACTCGCCATTTTTTACGAGGGTCATACCGTTTGACTCAGCACCTTTATACGATGTGGCAAGAAGAGTAAGACTTTTGTCATCGGTTCTACGCAGATTATCTTTAATACGCTTGTTTTTGATTAGTACATTGATGGTCTGCCCCGCATGGCCATTCATTAACGCAGGAGATATGCCATCAATATCGAATACTCGATTCTGTTGATATGGTTGTCTGCCATTGCTTTCGTCTGAAATGTTAAGTTGGTTAATTCTTTTCATAAGCAGATTGTTCTGTTCCCAATGATTGGAAGTCAATGTGGGTGCTTTCTCAGTGAACTCTCCGCCTTGATTGTTTCCGCGAGGACGTTGCAGAATAAGATTGTCTTTCTGAACGCTTGTCAAACAATTTGTTTTTCCGTCCATGTTTGGCTCGATGCGTTGTTCGGTATGAATGCCGGATGTGCGGTTTGATGGATTGTCAGGGTTTCTGCCACGCATTGCAACACATACATAATTCGTAGAAAGGTTATTTTTCACTTCCGCAGTGGATGTAATACAACAAGCCTTATCTGTACCGGTAAATTTATGAAACGCATTGCCTGTTTTTGCGGAATGTTTTTCAAGCCATTCTATTTTCATGTCTGACAGGTAGTATTTTTCGCCCACATCTTCATCCAATATATCACGGAGTAATATCCCTTTATCTTCCGGTTGAGGAATATCAGAATACAAATCACCAAACAAGCCCTCTTGTCTTGTCCGTATGTTTGTCCAATAGACGCGTTTGCGGTTCTGTGCCGATACGAGTGCTGAATTGATATGTACACCATAAAGACCGATGGCATCACTCAATACCCGTTCCCATTTTTTGCCCATTTCCACATTTTCCAACAAGAAAAGCACATTGGGATTGTATTTGCGAATGTCGGTAAGGATGCGCATATATTCCCAAAACAAATAACTTTGCCCCTCGAATTTAAACCCATCCGCTTTCAACTGCAAGTATCTGTCAAGTGTGTAGATTTCCTCGTTTTCAGTGGTCTTCATTCCGGCACGCTTTCCTGCAAAACTGAATGATTGGCACGGTGAACCACCGATGAGCAAATCAACAGGCTTCAACCGGGACACATCCACTTCTGCGACATCACCCAATTGTATCGTGTCGGGGAAATTGAGCTGTGTTTGGGCTATGGCGAACTTGTCAATCTCCGAAGCGTAATAGGTTTCGGGGATTATTCCAAGTTCGTGCAAGGCTATCTGCCCACAACTCATGCCATCGAATAGACTTAACACAACCATTATTTAACAAACTCTTTATTGAAATATCCATTGGTAATAAGCCAATCAATCATGGAAATAATTGCATCAAACAAATCCTGTTTCATTTCTTGATTCTTTATGTCATATCCGAGTTCATCATAAGAAACAAACCAATACTGCCCATCACTGTTTATGTCTAAATCGACATTTGGCCTGTTGTTTTGTTCAATGTACTTTGGCATCAGTTCCAGCAGCCTTGACAGACTCCATGCAGGAACATCCTTTCCCCACAATTCATCAAACACCTCTTCACCGGTCATCGGTGTTCCATCTGGATGCTTATGAAAAGGAAATGCTAACTTTGCTATTCTTTGGGGTGTCCAAAACTCACCTCTTGATGTTGGCGGCTTAGTTTGCAACTCCCATTCCAATGCAGGTACTTTACTCTTAGTGTAATGATACACCATATCTGCCGTTCCCGGCTTTAGTCCCAATGCGAGCAATCTTTTTGACTGCTCACGTGTGGTACATATATGTGATTTAAATTTCATTGTTCTTGTCTTGATTATTAGTTAAAACTGATTGTTACATAGCGATAGAACCGAATGTATCCGAAACAATAAGAGGGATTCTCTGTATTATCATCTATTTCAATTCTCACGTTATAGCCTTTCATCCGTAAAAAACGAGCGGCTATTTCATCGGCTGTGTATCGCTTTTCATGAACATCCCAAAAGCTGCACTTCATTGCTGTTTGAGGAGCACCTTGTTTCAGAATCTTCTTAAAGGCTCTGATGGTTCGTATAATTTTTTTCCTGTTCATAAGTTCTCCTTTGTCATTCACAAAGTCCGTAATAACTCATGCAACTTGTTGCCACATTATCATCATCGAACAGAGAACCTCCGGCACGTTTACCTTGTACATAGCGAACAACATCTCTGATTAGCGGATAGTCGCCCTGATAATATTTCGATGAAATTTTATCAGGACCGAAGAAACTGCTATTTAATCGTTGTTCGAGTTTAGCGATGTAATTTATCCTTTCCGTGTCCTGTACGCTGATATTGTAAATATCTTGTTGAGAAGCCATCACACAAGGATAGCAACCGACACGTTTGTAGCCCATGCGGTAGATCGGATTAGGCTGTACACCATTTTCAAGTATATAATCTATTACTTGCTGTGCAGACCAATCGAATACCGGGCGTAACAGGTCATCAGCATGTTTCTCTCGAAATGCTAATACATCTTTACGGCGGTAAGTATGAAATTTGTCTTTTCCGTGCTTATCCTTTCCGTATGGCTGAACATAATATTTGAAGTAGGTGCATTGTTTTGACATTTCGGCACGTTTAGCACTCTCGGATGCACGTATGCCCTGTATAATCAGAATGTCATCGTTCACCTCGTCAAGTATGTAGTCAATCATCGGAATGGTTTTCAGTTCTGATGTGCAGAACCTCCGTTGCGATGATGGCCAACGTGATTTCTTTTTTGCCAAATCTGCCATGCCGTCAAATTTCTTTGACTTTACGGTAATGAGATTTAATCCAAGTTGCTCTCGTATTTCTTCGATGTATTTATAGGTCAATGGATGTTCCCAACCTGTATCACAAAAGATAGTGATAAAATCTTTCGTCAAATTATTGCGTACCCAAAGTAATGACGCAAGACTATCTTTACCTCCGCTAAATGTTACGATGACTTTCATTTCTCGCCTCCTTTCATAAAACAAATCCAGTGTGTATTGCTTCGCTTGCCGGATATATGTCCAAATATTGGCTTCTCCGGTGTGAGTTTCAGTATTTCCGATACCTTTATATCAGTTTCGTTCCATTTGAAAATCAGAAAACCGCCCGTCTTCAATACACGGAAACATTCTGCAAACCCTTTAGATAGCATATCTTTCCAATCTGAATAGAGTGAGCCATATTTTATTTGCTGATAACCGGTTGGATTTGATTTTTCGTTTAGACCGCCATACATATCTGCCATTTTTGATTTACCGACATTTCTCAATAGATGTGGAGGGTCAAATACAACCATAGAAAATGTTTCATCTTCGTATGGCATATTTGTAAAATCTGCTTGTACATCCGGTTTTACTTCAAACAATCGTCCATCACATAAGTGGGTGGATATGTTTCGTATGTCTTGGAATAAGACCCTTTCGTCATTTTTATCGTAGTAGAACATTTTTCCACCACAACAAGCATCAAGTATTGATTTCATTCCTCACCTCCTTTCAATAGTTCGGGGTTATTGTTATTTCTATAAGTCTTTTCAAAGTGAGGACACTGTTTAAGATTCTCTTTGCAGGCAGGTGGTATCCACCATAGCGGTACATCGGGAGGGTCAGGCAAATATCTCTTGCACTCGTTTCGGATGGGGCAGGTAACGCCCGAACAGTAACTGTAATCTTTGTTCATAGTTCCTATTTGTTTGATTTTAATTTCCTGAATGATTGTTCCGTACTGAAATTGACGATATGCATCATTTCACGGAAGCGGTCAGCAATACGTTCATCGTAATAAGTGGCAATCTCGGTAGCAGAAAGGTTGGATGACACCAAAGTGCAGAATTGTTCCTCATAACGAAAGGAGATAATATCCATAGCCGCCGTAACGAAGTCTCCATAGTGAATGCTCTCCTTGGGTTCTTGCCCAAGGTCATCAATCGCCAGTATCTCAATGCTGCGTATTTTTTTGTACCGGTACACCTCACTCTCGTTCTCACGAGTGGGATTGTTGTATGCCTTGGCAAGCAGTACAAGGTCTTTCGCAGTGATGAAGGTATAGCCACGTGTGGGATAATCATCCTGCCTACTGGTATATGACTCATCGCTACGCAAGTAGTTTGTGAGATTTTGCAAGGCACGGAGAATGGTTGTCTTTCCATTACCGGCTCCACCGCAAAGGAACAGTCCGAATGTCGAATCTTTTGATGTCAGCCATTGGGAAATGTCCCAAAGATGTTTCTTGTATTCGTCAGTAACAACGAACTCCCGATGCCTATTAACAACCTCCACTTGACAAGCTGCATAGAGCATTGCATAAACCTGTTTGGCAGTATATGGCAGTCTAAAACGAGTCGCCGTACGTTTTCTGCTCATCAGCCGAGAGAACATTGCCTCTACGCTGATTTCGTCCTGTGCTTCTATCTTTATCATCTTTCGTCTTGTTTTTATTCACTATTCGTAACCATGAATTGAAATGCTGTTTGGCATCTTGCAATGATTGGTGTCCCCTCTCTTTGCCATCCGCCAGACATTGCACCCGAAAATCATCCAATCTGTTGCGAAGCAAAGAAATTTCCATATGGTGAATGACCTGTAATTGGTCAAGCCAACATTCATCGCCTTTCAGTTCTTCAATTTCCTGGTCAAGCGTGAGTGAATAAGGTTCACAATGGGGCTGCGTCTTACTATAGTCAATTTCGTTTTCACGCTTAGAGGCTTCCACCTGTTCTGTACACTCCATATTGAGTTTGCATTTATCAGGTATGATGATATTTCTACGCTTGGCGCGTGTACACATATCTATGTAGCGTTGTTGAATGGATGCGGATGTTATAATCCCACGAGAAAGTAGTTCTTTATCAAACAGCCCCACTGTTCCGCAGTACGCAACAATTTCTTGCACCACGTTTTCTTTCAACCCGAAATACTCAGCCACGTCAAAGACAGTATTTGAATCCCATTCCAAGAAACAGCCTTGTACCCGATATATCTCACATAGTATATAATCGTACACAGCAATACCTCGACAAGAAAAATCTTTTTTCAACCTTTTAATGCGCCGGTCCTGATACCTATCACAATCAACCGTGAAATAATTTAGACCTGTTTTGGTGTTTGCCATATCTATCATTATTTTATTCGTTTCTCAAATATTCGTCCACCTCTCGTTTGAAATCGTCAAAGGAGCGACACACCACATATTTGTATTCCTCATTGAAGCATACAGTTTTTTGCCATTTCTTTTGGCTTTCACTCTGTCTGCCTTTGGTGGTTTTCATTTCGATGAGCAATGCTCCGTAATCACGGTTGCTCTTTAACAGGATGAGGTCTGCCACCCCTGCCACAACACCCTCTGCTCTGAGTTTTGCAGCTGTGACGGCATCCCGTCTTCCACCGTTGGGAACAGCGAACAACCTGCCATCAAGTTGTGGATATTGGAGAGAAAACCACCGTACACATGTACATTGTATACGATGTTCTTCATCCGATGGGCGTTTACGATGCCCGGACTCCTTTTTCATCCGGGACATCATTTCATCAAAAGTTGTTTTCTTCATAACTATATTTTTACATATATGCCATTGAAAACTCACGTGGAATAAAGCGACCAACTGGAATGGACTTTACAGCTTCGATTGCAGTATGAATTTCCCTTTTATTATAGACATGCCCATGTTTGATGGCATTCTTTTCGCATTCATCCTCTTTGACTTCGAGATAGTGGGAAATAAGCATCATAGCTCTATCAACGTTGAATGTATGTACAACGAATGTTTGTTCATGCTGCTCTTCATCAAAAGTGATGGTCGTTTCTATTTGGTAGAACTTATTGTCTTCCGGTTTGGATTCCTCACACTCTTCAGTACCAACTTTCTCAACATATTCATCCATTGATATTTCATTTTTTAAATATGCAATGGAAGCATCATCAGCTGTAAACTCTTTCAGGTTATCAGTAATGATAATACAAGAATCAAATTCTTTTGCCATTAAGATTCTGAATCCGTTCTTGTAATTCAATTCGATGTAGTCTTTTAATATATCAAGCGCATTATAAAGCCCTATTGCGTATAACAGGAATTTGTGTTTCTTGTCTCCTATCTCAACTTGAGATATAAAAGGATGCATAAAATTATTTTCAAGTTCAAAAGCCAATCTGTTCTGATTGCTGACCTCCACTTCCTTGATACCGTCAGCTTCCATACTAAAGCGTATTTTCGCAAGAACATCCTGGTCTATGAGTGTGCCACGCTCAAACAATACTTCATTCCGTTCAATATTGACTGTTTCGCCAGTGTCTTCGTCAATAAAAGACTCCTCCCATGTCTTAATAACTCGTTTGGCAAGGTATTTATTCAGCATTTTTGATGGGTCGGAAGTTACGTAGCGTATTTCATTCTTTCTTGTTTCTACCATACTACTAATTATTTTTTATTCATACGTTCTTTTAATTCTTTGCTTAACACAAGTTTGGCGGAATGTTGTGCCGGAATAGTCACAGCCGTTCCTTTGTTGATATTACGAGCCTTTTTAGGGGCTGTAACAATCGCCTTGATGGTGGCGAAGCCACGGATAAACACACTTTCGCCTTTGATGAGCGAATGGCTTATAGCCTCTATCACGCTGTCGGTAGCGTTAATTGCCTGTGAACGACTCAAAGTCGTGTTGTTGACGATATAATCAACGATGTCAGTCTTTATCATTTCTTTTTTGATTAATAGTGAATAATTTCTTTTGTAACTTTTTTATATGTTGTCTGATAACCCATGCCCGGCATGTGTTGCGTTGTCCGGGGAGAGTGTCATATACCTTGGCAGCGTCATCGAGATACTTGATAATCTTCTGCATATCTGTTTTACAAATCTCCATCACCCCGAAGTGTTTAAGAATGATTTTACCAACTCATTGAAATACATTTCATCGGTTGGGATTTCATCGTCAGCATTCATAATCTCGTTGGCAATGGATTTTTTGCGATGGATGAGGCGATATATCGTATGGTCGATAGTGCCACGACCAAGCAGATAGTAACAGGTTACATTATCTTTCTGCCCGATACGGTGAGCACGGTCTTCGCATTGACAGCAATCGGCATATGTCCAAGCCAGTTCTATGAATGCCACATCGGACGCTGCGGTCAGCGTAAGTCCGACACCAGCGGCTTTAATGGAACAGATAATAAGCTGCACATTGGGATTGTTCTGAAAAGCGTCAACCGAAGCCTGTTTGTTTACTGAGCTATCACGCCCTGTAACCGTGACGGCACGGGGGAATATCTTTTGCAATTCATCCACAATCTCGTGTAGCGAACAGAATACAATGAGTTTCTTTCCGCTATCAAGGAATGTTCGGATAAAATCAACCGCCTGTGCAATCTTTCCTTTTGTGGCCAAGGAGCGCAAGGTCATAAACCTGACAAGAGCCTCCATGCGCATTTTACGGCGTATTTCCCAATCTGTACACTCTGTGTATTCCTGCAAGTAAGCGGCAAGGTCTTCGGCTGCAAGATTATATTCCTTGTCGTTTGAAATCTCAATATATAAATCCACCCTTGTCTTGTCAGGCAATTGGGGAAGCACTTTTGCTTTCTCTCTGCGTATCATACATGTATTGTATAACTGTCTTGACAGTTCTGAAAGAGGAACAGCAGGTTCGGCAGTCTTGTCTTTAGGGTCGGTACAATAATCAGCAATAAACTTGGCACGCCCACCGAACTCGCCCAAACGGTTCATGATGGACAACTGCGCGATTAAATCTTCGGGACGGTTAACCACTGGAGTACCTGAAAGGAGAATGCACCAGTCCTTACCTACGGACAACCCTTTTGTGAAAATTGTCTGTTGTGCTGACGGGTCTTTGACACGATGGCTTTCATCTATGATTATGGACTTGAACGCCTGTATCTGCGGATTGAAAACAACATCCTTCAACCGAAACTGCTTTCCTCCTCGGATGTCCCATACAAAGAACTTACGCAGGCTTTCATAATTGACTATGGCGACCTGATGAACTCCCATTGAGAGAAGATAACCCCAAGTTGTACGCACATTGTTGTCAAGCACAAGGGCTGATTTGTCCGTAAACTTTTCGAACTCGCGCTGCCAATTGATTTTCAATGATGACGGACAAATGACAAGGCAGGGATAAGCGTTAGCAGTATCGACAATGCCAATAGACTGCAAAGTCTTTCCCAAACCCGGCTCATCACCGATGATTATGCGCTTATGCTCTAACCCGAAGCAGATTCCCTCACGCTGATACTCGTAAGGTTCGACACGAAGGTTATGTTTCAGTATGTTGCTCATTATTTAAAGTTCTCTATCTCTGTTATTAAATCCTGTTTGTCTATTCCTTTTATGTACTTGAACAGCACGAGGTCGATGCACTGATTGTAGAACTGCTCAAATTCGTGCTGTTCCATAGCGGCAAAAGAAATTGAGAGGTATTCTATCTCATGCTCTCCGTATTCGTTGATTGTATTGGTGAAATATCCTAAATCACGTTTGAACCGGCGCAGCATATCGTATTCGTTGCGTATATTCCATTTTTCAACCAAAGGGAGCGGAAGATTGTCGAACGTGAGCCGAACCAGTGCAAAGAACTTTTTATGATGCTCGTAGTTTCGAGGGTTACTCACTTTGCACCTGACAACAGAACCGACACGAAGCCGTTTCTTCAAATCAAGGTCGCTGTCATGGAGCGGCACAAGACCGCAAGGGGTTACTTTGCAGAATATATCCATAAGTTTAAGTTTGAGGGGTTAGACACCAAAACTGGAATGCCAGTTCTTCATATTTCTCTCGTCCACGTCTGTAAACCTCATCGTAACGGTTGATGAATTTTTTAAACACACGGCAGTTCTTCTTACTGATAGCGTAGATGAAATCATGGTCGGAATGAGCGATGTCCATATACCAAGCACGGCTTCTATCCCAATCGAAGAAATCAACTGCTTCCTCAAACTGCTGCTCAGTAGAGGCAAATGTAGTTTTAAGGTCTCCACCAAACGAACCGAGCCACCAATCCCATTTGCACCGGGTATCAAGTGAGAACTGAAAATCGCAATATGTGAATGGTTGTGACCTGCCCACCATGAACCGTTGCGTTTCAGCACATTCAAGAACCTTGGCGAGAAATGCATCTTTACGTGCCTCCATACGGAGGGATTTATGCATTTCCTGTGCGTGACGGAACTCGTCATCAGTATATTGCACATCATCTACCGTAAGGTGATAATAATCCACCCGAGCCGGTTCCGTGATAATCGCATCAACCAGAGAACCAAACCGAAACGCAGCCTCCTTATCTCCGTATTGCATACGTGGGTGCAGAATGTTTTTCAGTTCAGTGAGGTCAGAGTTGCTGACCTCACTTCTGCTGTAATATGTATCCGGGTTACTCATAATAGTCATCGTAATCGGGTTCGTAATCTTCTTCGTATTCAATTTCACCGATACCACCGCACACTTCACAGGCTTCTTTTTCGCCTCGGCAATAGTGTTGTCTCTTGGCTTCGGCCACTTCTTCTGTTTCGGGCAGACAAAGCCACGCTTCTTCAGTGCATTCTGTTTCCTTGTCTGTTTCGATATTATAGGCATACCAATGATAACCTTTGCCGTTACAGGCTTCATACTTAACCATATTAGGTTCTTTCTCGTTCCACGGGGCACGCGGGTCATATTCTGCTCCGGGTGGGTAGTATCCGCTTTCGTACATGATTACTTGGCTTTTACATCTTCTACATACTCTACACTCTCATCACTGATGAACACGTCCTCTTTGGCAAGTTTCTCACAGAATGTAATCTGCTTCTTGAACATCTTGGAGAGTTCATCCACTGAAAGTTGACATCCCTCCTTGCTCCACCACATGGAGAGTATCGGCAAAATGCCTTCAGGGTTGAGAAGATTGATTTTTTGAGCAACTTTTACCTTGGGCTGATAACCTTGCTGCATGATGGATTGCTGACCGAACAGAGTTTCCATTTCGGACTGCTGACGTGCCATTTCAATTTTTTGCTTTTCTTCCTCTTCCTTGCGTTTGCGTTCGGCTTCCTTTTCTTCTGCCTCCTTGCGCTGACGAGCTTCCATTTCCGCCTTGATACGTGCAGCTTCGGCGGCATTAGATTGCGCGATACGCTCAAGATTTGCTTTTTTAGAAGGCAAGCGGTCCAATATGAAATCCTTGTTGTCCTGTACTTCACATGAATACATCTCCTTGAATTTCTTGGCAAGACGTTCTTTCGTTTCAATCTCCACCTTCCGCACCTCATCTACAGATACTCCGGCAGGAATGCGGATAAGCGTATGAAGATTGAACAGCCAATCAGCAGGTAATTCTGTAGCATAACCTTTTATTGAATCAAATACAGTCTGATAGTTTTTGAGTGTCACGCCATTGTCCTGTTGGCTTAAATAGTTTATTGTCTGATTGAGGAATGTCGTGAATTGCGCATTGAAATCATCTTCAATGTCCTGCTTCATCTTGTTGCGAGCCGCTTCCGCCTGTTGGCGTTCATATTCTTTGCGGCGGCGTTCTTCCTCTTCAGCACGTTTCTTTGCTGCATACTGGTTGCGGAGCTGCTGCAACTTGAATGGAATCGTATCGACTTTAGTCGGGTCTATGGCATTCTCCATTACCGTGAACTCACGGCGTATATCGTCAAAGAGTTTGGTTACAGGTGAACGGCGTTCGTTCATCTTGCGGACAGTCTTACGTGCTTTCTCAATGAAAACTGCAGCCTGTTGGTCGAGTTCGTCTGTCATGCCCTGTGTCTGTATTGTTTCAAGGAGGACTTGTCCCGCTCTCGTACAATTGTCACGAGAGAGTTTGTTGTCTTGATATGATTGAGGAGCAGCAGATACGATGGTCTGAATGTTCTCCTGCTTTATGATTGCCAATTGGCTTTCGCCGAATGTTGTTTCCTGTGACATAGTGGTAGAGGTTTAGAAAGTATCATCACCATCGTTATCTGATTGCTGTGCAGGGTCGATGGTTACTCCTGCAGACATATCCGGTGCCGGTGCAAAGTGCTGTTCTTGTTGTTCAGATTGTCCATTGGCTTCCACTCCTCCGTATGGGTCAAAATCGGTAGGTTGTTGCTCGATAATTTCTGTTTCAAGCGAAGTACCACGTCCGATATTAAGTTTCGGATAGGTCTTGAAAGCGTGTTTTACGCATTTTGCCATCAGGAAGCCCGTATCAATCTGACCGTCCTTGCCGTAGAGTTCATTCGACTTGGTTACATACTGGCGTGTCTTTGAATCGTAGTAGGTGTTCTGCTTGTCGGAATAGCCTTTAAGACGCATCCAATCCTGTTCCGTCATCACAGAATAGTCAATAGTGCCGTCTGCACGAGTAATCTTCAGAAAACAGGCGATAATCTTGTTTGACCTGCGAGGAAAAGCTGACATATAGTTCACAATCTTCTGTCCGTTCTGTTCGCCATATTGGAAAGTGTCGCCCTCGTACACGATTACCGGATTGTCCGCGTGCCGTATCTGCCCGGCATTCTTGCGGAGTACCAACTCGCCATATCCTGATATGGTAAGGTTGCAGACTTTTTCCCATATATCCTTTCCGCTTTGGTCTGTGCCGACTTTGACAGAGCGAGGAATGAGGTAGCAAAGAGCCTGTGCGCCAGTGGCAAGTGTCAGCCCCTTGACAGCAAGGTCGATAAAGGCATAGAAGATGGATGTGCCGGAACATTCACGGAGGTTCTGCTTGTCACGTAACTGTTGGTTGAAATAAATAGCCTCCCTTTCGTACACTTGTTCGCCTCCTTCTTTCCAAATGGAGTTGTACACGCTGATGAACTGATTTCGCACACGTTCATTGCGTATCACATCAATGGCTTTCATTGACTGCAATTCTTTCGCTAATGATATTGCATTGCTCATAATGATAATACTTAAGTTATTTAATACAGTTTGTTATGTTGAGGGAGTTGCAGGATTCGAACCTGCGACCTGCTACATCTTGGTCATTTGGGTGTACACCGCCGCTCTATCCGCTGAGCTACACTCCCTTATCTCGTTATTTGAAATAATCCTGTCGGGTTTTCTGCAAGGCTCTCAACTCCGCTGTCCGATATTCCACTTTTCCGGGGCGTTTGTAAGGCTCAATTTTGCCCTGTCTGCGCCATCTGTCAACATTACCACGCCCAAACATTTCATACGCTTGTCGTTGACTGATTATTTCGGGGTCGTTGTGTGCTTCGGAGAGCATACGAACCACCGAACTTGCCACATCGTGGACAAAGGTGTCATAGGTTACTGATTTGTCGGAGAAATCGAGGGTTGTCATAGTTTTTACTTTTTATCCTGTTGATACTCAGCCCACACAATTTTGCACATCTGCCAAACGAGATAGACAAAAAGTGCTACGACAAGAATGCCGATAAGTGAAAGGTTTTCCATTACGAGATGTGCGATTCCACCAGCGATGACACATAAAAACATAATGCCTGTCAGCACAAGCTGGGTTAAGTTCGTGATATTTTCCAAGTGGTCATCCAGATAATCTTCTGCCTGTTCAATCCTATGTTTGAGATTGTTTTTTACTGATGATTTCATATAATTTCGTTTTTAATGGTTATGGTAACGGATTTTCTTTCGGTGGTACAATCGCCACGATTTGAGAACCTTTGTAGATGTAAACAGGGAATCCGCAAGTGTGATTCTTTGCTTCTTTTTTCGCTTCACGGAGGGTGTAAAATTCGTAATGGTCGCCGCACCAATTGTCGATGAATGTGTACATGGTTGATTAACTTATTCGTTTGACAATGACAACACGTCTTTCACGGTCGGTTTCTGTCTTGTACACTCTGTTCCACTTGAAACCGAGCATACTCGCCATACTTCTTGCAGTTGTACAGAGTGATGCAGGAAACTCCTTGCTCTCTCCGATTTTCATAGGCTCTAATTCGCCTGTAATCGTCTTTTTTTTAGCCATATCTTCGGTCGTTTGAAGTTTAATGTTTAACTTTATGGTGCAAAGCTATACAAAAATACAGACACTTGCAAATAATTAAGTTATAAAAATCATATTGTCTGTATTATTTTATAGTCTAAAATTTATAACTCGCTATATATTATGGACTTATCTATTATTAGAAATTTGAGCGAAAAAAGAGTTGGAGGCATGAGAAAATTAGCCTCCGACATAGGCATGAGTGAAGCCAACTTGCATAGATGCGTGAATAACAACAAAATTCAGGCTGCTGACTTAGAAAAAATAGCGTTGCTGTTAAAAATTGACATCCGTGTTTTCTTTGATGAGCAACTCTTTGAACGCGCAAATAATACAGTGCATACAAACGGAGATTTCAGCCCAGCCTCTATGAATGGGAATGTATCAGTCGGTGGCGATGCTATTCTTGCAGAGCGTGTGAAGCATTTGGAAGAGTTGCTCGCAGAGAAAGAGAGATTGATTAAAGTTTACGAAAAGATGGTGGAGGGAAGAAAATGAAATATGCTATTGGAATGCTATGTTTCTTTGCTTCGCTTGTATTGGCTGCCTGTAGTGAAGATGCCGATAAGGGTTCTGAACACTATTCGGGTGTGTTTTTGAGTATGGAAGCTATAGATGCTATTACTCCGGAAGATTTATTTTCTGATGTCATATTGCATAATGTTGAGTTTGAAAAAGAGGAAGTAGGAAAAGGAGAGCCTGTAGAAGTTGGTGGTTACACTATGAAGACAGAAACTACTTATGACTTAATCATGCGAGAATTCGAAGCTGACTTGTATATAAAAACAGAAAAAAGAACAGATAAAATGTTTGAGGCAACTCGTGTTTATAAATATGTTTTTAAACAGGGAACTTACGGAGTGATTCAAATATCAGAAAATGCTATTACGGTCAACGGATATCCATATTGTAAACTTCAAAAATTTACACTAATACGTACTGAACCAATTGGAGAAAAATACTCAAAACAAGATGTAGAGACTGAAAATTACAAGGGAATATTCTCCTGCAAAAGCAATGGTAGAAACATAACTCTGTCAAATAGTGATTATATGTTTGAAGCCGTTCTTGATGGTAATAAATGCAAATTGATGGAGTTATCTCCTGAAAATAAAAATATCGGCATATTAGAAAAACAATGACCGGAGAGTACCCATATTGCGGAACAGGTTCTTTTACGGATGAACTGAAACGAGCCGCATTTGAAGCCATCTACAAAGACGGCTGTCATGATTGCGGAGACTGGATAGACACATTGGTAAATTGCTATTCAGAAGAAGTGATGGACGCTCTTGGGAATAATCCCAATGAGGTTTATGCAGAGTTGGAAGATATATGGGAAAACGTGGATTACGAAGACCCTCGAACTGGTATTTGCCTAACCTATCAGAATTGGGCAGAATATTTCGCAGGAGAATTCGCCCACACAATCTATGATGAACTGGTTAAAGCGAAACAGACGAATGAACTCAAATAAGCGATTTACACGCACTCAAATCACGCAGACGATAAAAGTATTGGTTTTCGTCTTTGCGTTGATTGTAGCCTTTCTTTTCGCCCTTAATGGGCGTTATATGCAGATTGCGGATGATGAGTTCTTCGATAAATGGACAAAAACCATAATTGCAATAGAAAAATATGAAATAATCAAGTAAAAAGACGCTGTTGTCAAATTGTTGTATGACAATTCACAAGTACCTCAGAAGTAGCTGTTATTAACAGCGGCGCAGGCGGCAATCGAGGAATAAAGTTTGAATGCTGATAATTAGTGAAATACGAGGCAATGACTTGGAAATCAGGTTTTTGCCTCGGTTCTTTTTTCTACATGCTCTGCTCATTCATAAAGCAGTATAAACGGCAGAAAATACCCTATTTGTTGCTTCAATTGATGAGACAGAGGAAGAAGCGGAGAAACGACAGGTTGAAGGTCGTGTAACTGAGGCAAAGGTTTCCTTGAAGTTCATCACAAACGTCCTATATCGACATATGATGAAGAACATGAGATTCCTCAATCAGAACTTGTCGCTTTATGCTCAAATTGCCATTCTATGGTTCACAGAAGAAAAGAGGCAATGGATGTAGATGAACTCAAAAGTATTGTACAGAACAAACGTAATAATTAAATCCTTCAAAGAAGTTTAGACTAAACCAAATATGGATTTGAAAAACTGTATATTTGAAGAGCTGCTGAAGGCTGCACAACCTAAATGCGGTCTATTTGTGATACCATTACCTACTGGTTCTGGTAAGACATATAATTCATGCCTGTTGATGGCAGAAGAATTGAAGAAAGAAGATGCCCGTCGTATCTTCTATGTCACAGATGCCAAGAAACAGTTGGATGCAACAATCGAAGACATAAGGAAGAATTTAACCAGGAGCGGTATCAAGCTTCAGAAGCATGATATTCTTCGTGTTTATTCGCAAGAAGAGCAATGGGAACGAGCGTTTACTGACCCTGCCATCCTTCAGAGGATGGAAGCAAATCCTCTTTTTCAAGGGGATAAGGCTTTTGCTAATTTGAAACGTCTTTATACTTATAATGATGTAACAGAAGGAATTACTGAGGAAATTGCAAAGAATCGTTCGCGTCTTATTGATAAAGTGCGCAAAGAAGCTCTTACTCCAATTCGTCAGAAATATAAGAATGAAACTGACGAGGTTATAGCCTCGCATATCCTTCGAGAATATTCAGTATTGGAGGAACTATACCCAGAATTGTTATTTTATAAGAGTAAGATCGTTGCGTTGACAGCATCCAAGCTGCACACAACAGCTTCACCTAAATTGGTGCGTAAGGGCACACAGCCTTATTGGAAGCATATCGAGGACTCACTTGTCATTATTGATGAGTCCGACCGCGTAAAGGAAGCTGCAATGAAACGTCTCTTCGATTGTGAATGTGGTAGAAGAAGACGTTTTAATTTCTGGGGCTTGTGCTATTTTATCTGCGAGCACTATGAAGAGGTTCTGGATATGCAAAGGATGCCTGAATGGGTTGAACATAAAGACAATATTCAGGCAATGCTTAAAGCGATAAAAAAGAAGAAGGAATATCTGATTGATGACATAGCTCCTCAGAAGATGCTTAGTGGCTTGGAATTGAATGAGAATGTCAATCGCGGCAATTTCATCTTTTATGATGAAGACCAGACATTTTCAGCAGAGAATTTCGTATTGTCCATCCACAACAAGAAAGAGGAGAATGTCTCATACCTTCAACCAAAACAAATGTTGAAGAGCCAGAATGATAACACCCTATCGTTTGCGGCAAATCGTATCATTCTTTTCCTGAAGATTTTTGTTCAGATAGTAGATAAACATGCGGAAGAGTATGCTCGAATAGAGAATGAACTCCGTAAAAAGAAAAGCTACGAGACTTCTGTAGATCTTGAGAGTGAGCGTGCCTTTGACCATATTATTAAATATATGGGTATAAACGAAGGTAATACAGAATACCGTCAGGCTCTACAAGAGTTGCGTTGTGGAATAAACTTTGAAACTCCTCACTCAAAAGACCAGGAGGTCGAGAGCAGATCTATCTATGATAAAGGTATAAGTTTCATAGAGGTGTACTCTCTTGACAATGACCGTTATTCTTGTTGTTTCGATTATCACGAAATGAGGTGTATGCCTGAGAACGTGTTGCTCGATATGGTCAACCATAACCGAGTAATCATGTGTAGTGCTACGGCTGACAGTCAGAGTCCAGTTCACAACTACGACTTCAACTATATAACCAAACAAGGCGTAAAGGTTGAGAAGATTGACAATGATACATTGCGAAGAATTGAAGGTTATATAGCCCTCAATTATGCCAATCCTGACGTAAAGTTCTCAATTTATAAAGAGGAAAACACAAATCCAAAAGAAAAGATTGAGGTGTATCTTGGCAAATGTAATCAAGCTGTCAAAGATTGTCTTGACTTCGTTTCTACCGACAAGAACACCTTTGATAAGAACAATTCTGCCAGAATGGTGAATATGCTGAGCCACTATATGGATTTTATTGAAAATCCTGACGCGAAGGCATGGCTCTATTTTCAGCCATTCTCATATACGGGTAAGAGTAGTATCGGTATAAAGAAGGCACTGAACATTCTTCAACAAGCAAGAATAACCAAGTGTGGAGAAAAATTCGATAATGATTCAATGGATGAACATGCCATTGATGATGGGAACACACGCAGATATTCAGATATATATCCTAAACTGAATGTGTGCTTCCTTAGTGGAGAGCATTTCAAGAGAGACTTGGAGGAAGTAGAGAAGTTGTTGAAGGAAGATCCTAAACTTAAGATGTTCTGCTTCGTATGTTACCAGTCAGGTGCAGTGGGCGTAAATTATCTGTTTGAAACGGATAGCAAATACAGAAAAAAACATTGTCTGGAAGCTCCAAATACCAAAGATCGTAAAGATACACGATGCAATTTCGATGGTATCATTATGGATAAGCCCACAAACTTTATCCCTCTGATTGAAGTAGATGACTATCTAAAGGCTTGTATATCATTGAGTATATTGGGCACAGACAACCAATTAGAACTCAAAGAAAAATCTGATTTCCAACGTGCATTGCTTCGACGCAGACACCACCGTGTTGTTGATGAACTGAGCGAAATCATGAAAGGTCGAGAGATTCAAATCAAAGCTGCATTGAAAGAAACTCCTGCTTTTGATGCTTTTTGCCTACGATGGGCTGTACAAGCTTTGGGGCGTATAACTCGCTCAACCATCTACAATAAGTCTGTTCATATTGCTATTGGTGAGGATATGGCTTACTCTATGGTAACGGCAAAGAAACCAGAGATACAGACAGACCTGCTCAAACATGTTTTGAAAGCTATCAATGAAAATCAAAATATCATTGACCGCTTTGAGGGCAAAGAGGAGGAATCGGATATTACGTTCAACAATGATGAGCATCGTAGAGATAGATACATCAGTGAGTTGGTCGGTATAAGTTTCAAGGGTACAGATAAGTATGCCTGTCAGATACGTGAAAGATTACATTCGATACGTGAGTATGTAATGAAATATCCTGAGTTTGACGATAGAAACGATATTGACCCGTCAATGCGAATGTTCTATATCCAGTCTGTTGAAGCACAAGCAAAAAATCGAAGTTATTCAGATGCAAGTGTACATCTGGATGCAATCATGAAGCAAGGGTTCATCAGACAATACTTTGAGACTAATGGATATTGTACGTCTTGGAAAGGTAAATCATGGGTTATTTCGCCACAAGTTATTCAACAGGTATATACAGGTTACTTTGGAGAGCAAGTGTTCAAGGCAATTCTTGAAAATGCAGCATGTAATGTAGGATCACTTCCTGAAAAAATCTGGGAGCGTGCTGACTGGGTAGTCAATGATAAGTTATATGTGGATGTGAAATTTATGTCTGATAGTGACTTTAATCAGCATGTCAACGCCCAGTCTTGGGAGCAAAAAATTCGAGAATGTGGTGGTAGCTATATTGTAGTCAATGTTCCTCGATATGCTGGCAACTATTCATTTACTCATACCATACAACTTGAAGGTGGTGCGAACCTGCCAATCATCAATGGTCTGATTGACGTTGAGACAGGTGCTATCCTTGACAAAAACGTTCAGGCAGTCCTCGAAAAGTTAAACATCGTGTAAACAACTATGGAAAAGATAAGAACCAATCATATAAAAGTCCATTTCCTCTGGGATGAGTTCCTGAAGGATTTCGACTTGTACAAGATAGAATACTCCAATGCCTATGACTTTGGCAACAACTTAGGTATTTATTGTAAATTGGAAGGATTGTGCCCTAATAGTGCTGTCTGTGCGTTCAATAAGATGGTCAAAGAAGGAAATGCAGATGCCCCAACCAAACATCGCATATTCCTTTTTGCATCGGCAAAGAAGGAAAGTATCACTACAGCCATGCTTCAAGAACGGCTTGAAAAGGTTAATGTTAAGATAAAGCAAATCAGTTATACCCCGGACTATAGGGAAGGAATTTATCCACACAACATGCTTAACCTGATGCTATCCATGATGCCAAATAGAGACAAAACTCTAAGTTACGCACATGGTAAGCTCATCTGTGGTACTTGTAGTAGCCTGTATAATAAAGGTAAAAAGCAAGGTGAAGAACTTGGTTTACAGTTGGAGTTTGCCTATGGTGGTTTGCTTGAAGCCCATACCAGTACCTTTGCTGAGGCTGATAAAGTTGAAAATTCCAAGAAGAAGGATTCTTTAGTTTACCATCTGGAATTTGGTGATGAACGCATATACTTCTCGTCACAAAAGAAGAAAGGAACCAAAGAGTATTATAATCATCCTTCCATATTCAGAAAGAACAATAAAAATCGTATTCCGTTCTTGGATTTCAGTGATATTGACCATTTGGAGGAATCACAGGCTTATATTATTTCTTCTGTACTGAATGATTTTTTGACTACATACTCTAAATACATTTCGGTATATCCTGTTGTTTATAATGATCCTCAATTATTACAGTCGCAAGAAGCTGAGTTTAAGAATGAAGATGAATTGGTTCGTAATATGCTTTCTTCTTCCTGGATAGACATTTCATGTCATACCAAAGAAGAGGGCGTAGAGGAACGTCGTGCTTTGATAGAGGACAAGTCGAAAGTTTACATCAACAAGTTGTTTAAGACTGGCTTTGAAGGTACTTTCGTCAAGACCAAGGGTAAGAATAGAATCTGTATTCGTATCGTTGGAGATAAGGATCAAGAGGCTGAATTGTCAACTGCAAAACGAAAGTCAAAAGATAGACATCGCCTTCAGGAGAAGTTGGATCTAATGGAGAAGCTGATTCCTGTTCAAGATTCAATGATAGGTTCAGAGATAAATGATGCGACAATCAAAAATATCTTTCGCCAAATTCTGATTAAGAAAAGCTGTCTGCAATCGACTTTGCCGCAAGCTATGATTGAGCGTTTTAAGGGATGCGTTATAACCTATGCAGAAAGTAAGGTTAAAAGCAAGGACTACTACTTTGTTCAAATGACTATTGATAATGATGGTCAGCTTTCTTATAGAGATATTGAGAAAAAAATACCACAGGATGGTGTTATCTCTGTACTGGACGCAAATTTCGAGATGCGCGAATATCAAATACCTGACTTTAAAAAGGGATATAACAAGGATATTATCTATTGTATCGAGAAGGATGGGGTCAAGTATAATATTTATGATACCGAAGAGTATATCTTCCCGGAATTAGATGAGATGACTCGTGCCTTGAAAGAATTAAAGGACACTATTGTGCCAGCCGAAGCATACCAACTGTTGATGGACAATGTGCAGTCAGTAGATGCAAAGACATTTTGCCAGCAACGTATGCGTGAAAACAAGGATGGTGTTCTACACAATCAGTTCTATAAGGATATTAAGATTATTGGAAAAGAAGACGGAGTTACAAGGGATCTCATGCGCTTGATAACTAAAGAGTACCACATCAAGCAAGGTCAGGACTTCCGAACAGCTTCTCGCCGAGAGGAAACTCTGGGTGCTTGTGTCAATGTTCATTATTGGAAGTATTCACCCAATACATGGATGTATTGTGCAGGTCCAAATCCAAGTGGCAATTTTAGCTCTATTGACAATAAGGTTCATGTTCGAGAATTGGTTTGCGATAAGACTCCTGATGAAGCATTTGTTAATGAGTTGATTTGTTCATTGGGCGATGGTTGGAATAAGATAAATGAGTTCTCTGTTCACCCTTCAATTTTCAAGTTCCTGAAAGAAAGGTTGGAAATGTATAAGGTGAAGGAACAACTCGATGAAATATCCTCAAAGGATTAAGGTAATGAATACATATTTGGTAGAATTGATAAGTGACCTGGATGAACAAGTCTCAATATATGTAGATGCTTATGATGAATCCGAGGCTGAAGCTATAGGTGTCACCATGCTTGAAAATGGTGAGCTCGACTGTGCCGGGCAGATTTGTGCAGCAGCAACAGCTGTATTGGTGTAAACAATAATCCATTAAGAAGATCATGCTATCAATCGTGACAGATACATTCGACTATAACGACATAATCAGGGTTCTTGACCTTGATGAACGGTTCGTCTATCATCAGATGAATGACCTTCAGCCAAAATACTGGCGAATCTTACAGAAGACAAAACCACAACTGCCCATTCCTCTTCGGAATACTCGGTATGAAGGCATTCATCTGAGCAGTAGTAGGCAGCACCCATATCGACGCAATAGCCTTCGCGCATCAGTTTGCCACAGATAGAGCACCTTCTGCAAGTCCTGTCAGTGTCCCACCAGAAATCAGTGAAAGACTCTGCAATAACGTCCTCGCTTGTGTTCTCATCCCACTTGTCGAGATAGAAGGTTGCAAACTTGTTCAGCTTATCTTCTGTGTAGAGCTCCTTGTCTGTACCGCTAACAGCTTCGGTCAGTCGGCTCAGGATTGATTGGATTGTTGTCATGTGCTTTGTTTTTTTATTTCCCAACGGTGTGGAGATTTCTTCATGAACCGTAGGTATGTCCTTGCATTGTCGCAAGAAGAATCATGTACCTTTGCAACATAATTTTATCAAGATCAAGAAGTAGATTTTGCTTCCAAAACTTTCCTATCAGTCAAAAGAAAGCTTAAATCGTCGCAAAAATTGCGTTATTTTATCTCTTCTTTAGTTATTCGACAAAAAATGCTTAATTTTGTCGCAGAATTTGCGACGTTAATCGCAGAATAATGTAGCATTAAAAGTTTTCATT